CTGGCAGCTACTGAGTTCACATACAACCAAGCTACTGTTTCTGGTACAGCAACATTCGTTGGTGACGAACACGCCGCATTGGCTGTGTTGGTTAACCGCGTTGCTAACTTGATTGCTCAACGCACACGTCGTGGCGCTGGTAACTACGCTGTGGTCTCTTCAGCTGCATTGACAGTGTTGCAAAGTGCAACCACTAGTGCGTTTGCTCGCACTACAGAAGGTACATTTGAAGCACCTACCAACACCAAGTTTGTTGGTACCCTGAACGGATCCATGCGTGTGTTTGTTGACAGCTATGCTGCTGACACACAATCAGTATTGGTTGGTTACAAAGGTTCTTCAGAAGCTGATGCACCAGCATTCTACTGCCCATACATTCCTTTGATGAGCAGTGGTGTTGTGCTTGATCCTTCAACATTCGAACCAGTGGTTAGCTTTATGACCCGCTACGGATATATAGAACTCACGAACACTGCATCCAGCTTCGGCAATGCCGGAGATTATGTCGGCGAAATCGCGGTGAGTAATTTGTCCTTCTCCTAATCAGAGAACCAAAAATTTCTCAGGGATGGGAAGTTCAAAAAACCCGCTTCGGCGGGTTTTTTGTTGACAAAAATATCTAGAAATGTTATAGTTATTAGGAGAGATAGTTGTATCAAACTAAATAACAATATGAAACCTTATACCTATCTAATCAAACATCGTCCCTCTAGCAAAGTCTATTATGGATACCGTTCGGCCAACCGAGTAGATCCTGTAGACGACCTATGGAAACATTACTTTACAAGTAGTCCGGGTGTTCAGAAACTGATAGAAGAAACTGGTGCAGACAGCTTTGATACAGAAATACGCCGAGTATTTGAAACAAAAGAACAAGCAAGTAACTGGGAAACTCGTGTGTTACATCGTTGTAAAGTATTACAAGACAATCGGTGGCTTAATCAAAATGTAGCAGGATATATAGTTCCTACGGAAGAAAGTCGAAAAAAGATCAGTGATTATCACAGAGACAAACCTAAGAGTGAAGAACATAAACAAAATTTAAGCAACTCACAAAAAGGTAGCAAGCGTCCGTGGTCTAGTAAAAATCTTCCAAAAGATAGCAGCGGCGAAAATAATGGCATGTATGGAAAATCTCATTCGGAAGAAACAAAAGCAAAGATTAGCGCACTAATGAGTGAGCGTATCAAAGGTGGTAACAATCCAATGTGTAAAGTAGAATGGACAGAAGAACGACGTAAATCAATGGGAGACCGTGCCCGTGGTACTAAATGGACACAAGAAGCAATTGATGCCAGGTCAGAAAAACTACGTGGACAAACAAGACCTAAACTACATTGTGTTCATTGCAATAGAAACATCGCTCAGGGTTGGTTCCATCGTCACGGTGACAACTGCGCCAGCATCAAACCTTGAACCAGCTTAGATACTGTTCTATTTTCTTTGTGACCGTGGTCCAGTCGTCCTGTGCAGGCTGACGGAATATTCGCATGCTGCTGTACCAGGGGCTAGAGTCTCGATTCAACATCCAACGCCAGCATGGTGCAAACCAGTTCAACATCAACCAGGTGGGTCTACCCAGGGCCGCACTCAGGTGTGCAATTGACGTGTCCACGCTCAACACCACATCCATGTGTGCAATCAAGGCCGCAGTGTCGGCAAAACTTCCAATGGTACCAGGGTAGCGTGTGACGCCCAGTGCAGCCAGCACAGCATCTTCTTCTGGACTGGCATCCACTTGCAGGTTCACCCATTCATATGTGGGATTGTTTTTTACCAACTGCATCATCTGATCAAACGGCATGCCCTTGTGAGTGTTCAGCCAATTGTCTTTGCGACCGCTCCAACAGAATCCCACTCGCATGCGTTTTTTTGGACCCAGGCGATCCAACCAAGTTTTAAACAGGTCCTGATGTGCATTCAAGTAGCTGACCATCTTTGGCAAATTTTCCGTAGTTATACCCAACACACCGGGCAGGCTCATGATGGGAATCCAGTAATCAAATTCTGGTGGTGTGTCAGAGTATCTGCCCACCCAATGCACCACATCACTGCCTGACAGCATGGGAATCAATCCGTCAGTGACCTGGAACAACACTCTTGCTCCGGCAGCATGCAAATTGAACAAAAATCGCATGAATTGAATGTTGTCTCCATGCCCTTGTTCGCCTATGACCAGGATAGCTTGGTCTCGAAGATCTTGACCAGCCCAACGAGGCTGAGCCAACTGTGGTTGGGTGCCTGCCAGGTGTTCGTAATTCCAACGACATTCATAAGCCGGCCAACCACGAGCATAGTCACCCAGGCTCAAATAACTCACAGCCAGATTGAATTGTGCTGTGGCACTGTCAGGTTGCAATACCAAGGCATGTTGTAAAAATGGAATGGCTCGTTGAGGTTGCCCAATTTCACGAAGCACATTGCCATAGTTGTTGAAAGCAGATGCCGAGTCAGGGTCGTCAACAAATGCCTGTGCATAACATCGAAGAGCCGCTGCGGGTTGTCGATCAGCTCTGAGCTGATTGCCTTGTTCAATAAGTTCTGATGAATTCATGAGATATTTACAGTATATACAGGGTGGTTAATTATTTTAACAGGTACATAAATAAAAGTCAACGCAATACGGCGTTTTATGCGGTTTAACCCGCCGCGTACGGACTAGAACTCCGATCGGACTTCTTTAAGGAGAAACAAAAATGGGACGTCCTCTTAAAATACAAAAATCAAGCACAGGATCTGGCAATGGCGGCGCAGCCGTCAGTGTGGATCTTGGCTTTCCCAACTTTGGATCACTCACAGCACCTGTGGTCAACACAGCTAACACACTTGATTCAGCTGAATATCTAGGCGTGGTAGGCGGCGCAGGCCCAACTGACACACCCTCAGCAACCAATCCCAGAGTTGATGTCACAGTGAACATTGCTGCGCCAGATGGCTCAGGTATTGGTTCGGCTCAAGGTTATATCATCCGCCAAAAAGGCAGTCACAAGTACCTGGTAGGCGATGCAACCGGCGTCAACGACGGATCATTTGTGGTTGGTCAGGCCTATCAAATTGTGTCAGTGGGCTCTACTGCCTGGACAGCAGCAGGTGCTCCCAGCAACTTTGGTGTGGGCACTGTGTTCACGGCAACATCAGTAGGCGGTGCAGGATCAGGCACTGCTAATTCTGTAGGTGTGTGTGTGCTGGACGACGACGTCACTCCTGCTGCTGGACTCATGGCTATCACTTTTACCATAGGCGATTCAACTGCTACCACTGTCAGCAAGCTGACCAACAAATTCTTGTTGGATTGGACTGGTGGGTCAACTTACGCAGCCACTTCAGTGATTGCAGACAAACGATTTGCCACCAACTTTTTTACTGACGAAGGCACAGTGATCAAGTCAGGAACCACAGCCGCTGCCAACACCGGCACTGTGACCTCTGGGCAACAAAATCTGTTGGATCTTGCCATTGTGGACAACGTTACTTCTTAATTTGTTCAGTGACCCAGTCCTCCCTGATACATACAGGGAGGATTTTTTATGAGCGCATCATTTGTACTGGGCAACGGCGTCAGCCGACTGGCAGTGGATTTAAATCAACTACGACAACGTGGAAAAATCTACGGGTGCAATGCCTTGTACAGAGAATTTGTGCCAGATGTGCTGATCAGCACGGACAAAGCCATTGCTGGCACCATACAACATTCAGGTTATGCTCAACTCAATCTCATGTACACTCGCAGACCCTTGCCGGGTCTGGGGGCAAGAACTGTGCCGCAAAACTACTATGGCTACAGTTCAGGTCCCATTGCAGTGGCCATGGCAGCCATGGATCAGCCCTTGGCTGTGTACCTCGTGGGATTTGACATGGGACCCAAGTCCGGCAATCGATTCAACAATGTGTACGCAGACACAGAATACTACAAAAAGAGTTCGGCAAATCCCACGTTCACTGGAAATTGGGTAAGACAACTGGTCACTGTGACCAAAGATTTTCCCTTGGTCAGTTTTCACCGTGTGACAGGAGATACCACAGCGTCAATTTCAGACTTGGAAAATATCAAAAATCTGCATCACATGCCCATCACAGACTTTGTGGACCGTATAAATAATCAAAAGGATCTCTAAATGTCAGCAGTCAAAAATGTCAACGGCGACTACGTAATTCAAACCACTGGTGCAGGCACCACTGTGACCATCAATTCCACTGCACTGATAGTTCCTTCATACACCAATACAACCACCAGAGATGCTGCTATCACCAGCCCCGCAAAAGGAATGATAGTGATAGCTGCCACCACTTTCTATGGATACACTGGCGTTGCTTGGGTTGCATTAAGTTAAACTGAAAAACTGTAATCTCGTACTCTGGTAAATACAACTAAGAGGACGAAATTTACCTATGGCACAGCAGATCATCAACACCGGTGCAAACGCAAACGACGGCACCGGTGAACCATTACGTGAAGCATTTACCGCAGTAAATGAC